GAAGAAAAACAACCAATAGCCATGTCACTTATTTTCTTGCCATCCAGGCTGTTGTACCCATGTAAGTGCCAACAATACCTGCACCAGATATATAGAGTAGGTTGCTGATGTCAGATAATGCGTTGATCTTTTCTACTGGCATAAAAAACATTGCAGCAGTAAATACACCCATGCCTATGAGTGTGTATCTAGCCATTCTAAGCTGTGCTATCTGCTTTCTAAGTTTTGACTCTGTTTCTTTTATTTCTTTTACATGAGACAGTTCTTCATCAGATACAACGCCATCACCATCTTCATCATATTCATTGAACACAGATTTTTTCTGTAACTTTTTCTGGGTCACGCTATTGCTTCCAATCTTGTAGCCAACCTCTCTGCTCTGTTAGTGACCTGACGATAGTATCTGGAATCACGAAGTTCCTCAGCAGCTTTTGCATAATTTTTATTGACAACATTATTAATCATTTTTCTAAACTTGCTAAATCTTGGCAGTCCTAAGTTAAACATCATGTTTGCCATAACTTGTTTGACTTCTTCATCCATGTCATCCCAATCTTCAAAGACCTTCTTACAGTCCTTGATGACTGACTTTATATCTTCTTCAAAAAGTTCTGTGCATCTATCTTCATCAACCTGAGTACCTACAGGCTCATCAAATTCTGGCTCATCTTCTCTGCATAGATGTCCTATACCGACAGTTTTGAGTTGCAGATGATCAAGATACACCTCATACTTTACACCCTCATCAATGATGAGTTGCTGTCTTAGTTTTTCCATGTCCATGATTATTGCCTATGAGATAATTTGACCTGGTTCTAATACAGGTTCTGCACCTGACATCTTTGAAAGTTCTGATGCGTATTCTTTGATTTCTGGTGCTAAATAAGGATATGCTCTAGCCATAGTATTAAGCTTGGATAGACTACCAACTAAATCATTTGTTTTTGATGTTGTAGCTAACCAATTAACAAATGGCCTAAATGTAAGAAGTTTTGCAGTTCCTGCTGTTGAAACACCAAGAAGTAATGTACCAATAGGAACTTGCCCTGTAGTCATAGCTTCAGTCAAACCTAAACCTGCTGCGGCTGTAGTAACACCTAATGTGGTTCTTGAACCCTCTACAACATCTGTACCAGACTTTTCAAATGCCAAAGCTATTTCAGCAAGTTCATCTATAGATTTACTTAATTCTGTGTTACCTGTACCTTTAAATAAAATATCTTTTGCTCCAGGACTAAGGTTTCTATAATCAGATAAAAACTTTTTAATACTAAACTCACCACCTTGAGTTTTTGACCCAAGTCTTTGCAAAGCATTTATGGATACTAAACTCCATACATCATCAGGTACACTTCTTCTTGCCGCCCTTAACATACCTAAATTACCACCTTTAGCTTTTGCACTACTCTCAAGCATTGTAACAATTCTTTCTGGAGCAGCTTTAAAATCTGGATCATTAAATCTTTTAAGAAAACCCTCTAATCTTGTAACGCCTGCTTTATAAAAATCATTAGCCCTTTGCCAATCTTTTAAAGCATTATTTGCCTGTGCAGCACCTTTCATGTCTTGTGTTAATGCACCATATAATCTACTTAAATCTTTTTGACTTGCACTTGTAAACAATGTTGCATCAGTAATTTTTTCACCTAAAATTGTTCTGAATGTTTGTAATTCTCCATAAGTCATTTTAAAATTATTACCGCTCAATGCTTTTTTATAACTTTCAAATTCAGCAGGAGACAATATTTTAGCAAGTTCAGGATTTGTTGTAATTTTATTACCAACGTCATTTAAAATTTCTTTTGTTTTTTCAAGATTTACGACTGTTATTGGTGGCACTTTGTCATCAAGTGCATTGTAAAGAGCAGATGATTTTGCCTTAAAACCAACATTTCTAACAGGCACTTGTGTAATTTTTAAATTATCAGGTAAAGCATTTATAGCATCTTTACTGGTTGCAAAATTTTGCACTGAGTTTTTAAGGTTTCTACCAAGTTCATTAACACTAGGTGTACCACCTAATTTATCTGTTAAATTTAACAGTGCATTGTGAAAACCAGTTGTAAAATTATCATAAGATTTTTTGATGAAAGAATAGCCAGTTGGTATCATACCCAAAGCACCTTCAGCCATCTGTAGGGTTTTACTTTGAGTCAATACTGAAGCAGGTGGTTGTATGTTTTGGCTTTTAGCAGCTTGTGCAACGCTAGTCATTCCAGGCCCTGTTTGTATAGGAGACTGAAAACCTTGACTAATTATTCTTCCTGCACCAAATGCAGCCTCTTTCATTGATGGGTCAGCCAAAAATAGTTCAACATTTCCTGTGCCTGGATCAAGTAATGCTGCTGTTCCCTCTGGTGCTATGCCTGTTCTTGCAAAAGCCATTTGTTGTGCAGGGCTAGCATAATTATATAGAAGATTACCCTTTCTATCTCTTACAATCGGACTTACAGCTTGATTTGCTCCTAATATTGTATTGAGTATGCTTTGGTTAAAAGACCCAAAAATATTTGGTTGTTCCTGTTGTGGTGCAAGTATAGATGGATTTATTACTTCATCTGTTTGCATTGTTTGCGATGTATTATCAGTAGCAGTAACTATTTCATCATCATTTATACCCATTAGCTTTTCTTTCTAAGATTACCATTTTGATCAAGATAAAGTGATCCAGATGGAAGTTGTTTATAAATAAAATCGTCATCTCCACTAACTGTTGGATATGAACTTGGTGTGAAATTCTGTGTTTGCCCATCACCAGTTATTTGCTGTATTGCCATAATTTCTTCTGGTGCGACTTGTGGAGGTAAAATTAAAACATTTGTATTTAAACCTCTGTCTCTTAATATAGTTTTTTCTCCTTCAAAGTATTCTAAAGCACTTAACCTATAATTTCTGTATCTACTCAAAACCTGATTTATTAGCTGACCTTTTTGTAAAACAGTTAATCTACCACCGCCATTAACTGTGTTAATTAATCCTTTTATTCTTTCTGGAATAGATGCTGCTTGCGTAATAACAACTTGCTCACCCTCTCTAACAACAGATGTCGGATCAAATGCTTTACCTACGGCAAACACTAAATCAATGTCTGCTGCCCTTGTGTCAACATTTGCTGTTGCAATAGCTGATCTAACAATAGGAGTTAAAGTTGATAAATTTTTAATTTGTGAATTAGTCTGAAACCTTGTTGATATTTTGTCTTCAGAAGCAATTTTATCTTTTTGAGATAATTCACCTAATAGTAATGATTTTTTAGTATTATAATCGTCTTGTGTTATGTCACCATTTTTTAAATCTAATGTAAGTTTACCTAAATCACTTATTGGTTTTTCTTCTTTAACTGTCTCAGCTTTTAATTCAGTAATCTTTTTAATTGTTTTATCTGGATTAAATTCAACACTGTAAGAATTACCTAATGTTAAAGAATCAACAGTCATCAATCCAGGATTCTTTGTAACTAAATCCTTTGTTTGATCATAATTTAATATAGCCGCTGTTGGGTAAGTTTTTTCACCATCTTCTTTCTCAATAGTTTGTAAATTTGATATATTTGTACTGCCATTAGTTGTTTCTTTTACAAATGCAAATGTATTGCCACCAACATTTTCTGTCACTAATTCTGATGTTGTAACTGGATCAGGCTCTTTGAACATTTGACCAAGTAATGACTGTGCTAAAACACTTGATGCATTATCGCCTAAAGTCGGTGCTAGTGCTGCAATAGATGGTTGCATTTCTGGACTAAACTGCCCAATTAGGTTTTGTAAGTTTTGTGCTTGTTGTTCCTGTCTAGTTGTCTCCTGCCCCTCTAATCTATCTAATGCCCTCTTCTGTAGCATTGCACCTACAAGACTCTGTGACAGCCTTCCAATGCCTTCTAATGGTGTTCTTACTGGGCCACCTCTCATGCCTTGCTGTAGAAGTGCGTTTGATAATGTATTTCTTGGGTCTAGCTGAAAAGCACGATTGAGGTCTTGAAATCTGAATGATGGCCCTTGCCCCTGTGCCATTTGTTGTTGAGGTTGTTGCACAGGCATCATGTTTGCTGCGTTTCTATTTGCAGCCATTTGACCACTAAAAGGTTGAACTTGTTGCATCAAAGCTTGTCCAAGATTTAATTGATCAAGCTTTGGTAGTGGTAATCTTCTTTGTCCAAATGTTAATCCTGTTGTCATCCTTTACCTCAATATGTAAGCAGAACCGAGTGACCCTGCCAGATCAAATAAACCGCCTTGAGCAGAGCCATAGTTTGCCATAGCTTGATTATAAGCATTATTTGCACCACTCGTTGCCAACTGGTTTGCACCTAACGTGTTTACTGCACTTGGAGCAAAGAATGTCGGTTGCACTATTTGTGGGCCACCTAACAAGGCCGCCAGTTCATTAAACTGTTGTCCTCTCAATCCAATACGTTCATTTAGCTGTGCCGATCTTGCCATGTTACTTAAATCATTTGCTCTTAACTGATCAGCTATAGCCTGATTTCTTGCTTGCAATGTCATACCAAATGTTCTTGAAGCTTCTGCACCTCCTGCAACATCGGCTGCCTGTGCAAGTCTTTGTGTCTGTTCTGACTGTTGTGTGTCCAATCTGTTTATTGCCTGATTATATGCTTCTGAGCCGATAGGTATTCCACGATTGGCAAGGTTCTGTGCAAGGTCTTCTTGCTGTCTTGTAAACTCTGGTTGTAATAATCCCAACTGTCTGTCAAAAACAGATTTCGTTACCTGCCGTCTAGTATCTTCAAAGTCAGTTGGTAATTCAGGCAGATTGGTTGCATCTTGAAACTGAAACTCTGGTAGACCTTCTGTAAAACTAAATGGTGTTTCTGCTGCTAACTGATCAAACTGCTGTCCTGCTTCAGTAGCCAAACCTATTCCTAAATTTTCCTGTAATGCTCTTAAGTCACTTTGAAAAGGTGTTTCTTGTGTAAATGCAGCAGCACCATCAGGACTTTGTACAAACTGTCCTTGATCTCCTACACTACCAAATAGCAAATTACCATAAGGCGTAAACTGTGTTATTCTATTTGCAGCAGCATCCTGTTGTATCAAAGCATTTGGATCAGGCACTGGCGGTGCTGATGGTCTTGACTTTCCCATAATTATTTCCCTTTATTTTCAACCATTTACATTCATTTCTTAACATACCAAGTAAAACAGCATCATCTGGTGGAAACATCTGTCTCAATGTACCTTCCTTCTGAAAGCCTAGCTTTTCTGCTAACTTGATAGATTGTTTGTTACCATCTTTGACAGTAACCAAAATTCTGTGGCAGTTGCATTGTACAAATGGATAAGCAAACAAGGCATAGAGTATTTTTCTGTTACACCAATTCTTATCTGTTATTGCTATACTTGCCTCTATCTGCCCATCTCTTAAATTATGATATGCAACTCCTGCTATAAGCTTCTGATTTTTAATTATTCCTATAGCTTTGCAATCATGAAATCTTATGCCAGGTATCTTTGACATAAGCCATGCAGATACATAGTCATCTCTGTTTAATAATAATTGTATCATTGCTGTCCTTTAAGAAAGTAAGCAAACCATGCTACAACCAACAAACCTCCAACAATTACAATGACTAATATTGAAATCATTATATTGCGTATAAGACGTTCAAAGGCTTTTTTCTGTTCTATCTTTGCTTCCTGTCTTTTCTTTCTGGCTTCAGACTGATATTTGATCCAATCATTGTACATACCAGGTCTGCCATATAGCTGTAGTATTTCACGCAACTCTTCTTTCTTCTGTGCGATCTCTTCGAGGTGCATAAACTCTTCAAAGTCAGCAGTATCTTTGCCCAGTAACTTACTGAACATACTGTTCTTTTTTGCGTTTGCTCTTTCCCTAATATCTTCTTCAGCAGTTACAAACTTTGCAATAGAACTTGCTGCTTTAGATAGATCATGCCCATGTGCTATGGTTGTTTTGATTGTACCAATAGCTGCGTTGATAGCTGCCAATTCGACAAGCATTTGTTCACCTTTCTAATTAATTTAGAAGTATTGCGAACAAACTTGCAGCACTGCCAAAGACAGTCACTGTGCTTGCTAATATAAGCCCTTCCATTCTAAAAATTCGTTTATCCATTTTTTCTAGCTGTGACAAAATAGACTGATAGCGTACTTCACATTCTCTTTCATGTGATCGCAAATCACTCTCAACAGTTTGCACAGATTTTCTTGCCATTACTCAGCTGCTTGTGGTGTTTCAAGTTCCTGTTTAAGAGCATTGTAATAAGTATTTTTTGCTGTCACTAATTGCTCTAAATCTTTCTGTGCATTGACAATTTTAGTCTGTAAATCATGGCAATGTTCAGCATATGATCTTGCTTTTTCAGATAATTCATCAAGTTTATATTCTTCATTATCTATTGTTATTTTGCTCATTACTTACTTTCCAATGCTTCTATTCGTGCTACTGCTTCTTGTAACGCTTTTGTTAAAACAGCAACAACACCTTGTAAATTAATAGCTAGTGTAGAATCATCACCATAAGAGTGAACATCATTAGGCAAAAGTTTTTGAACCTCTTGTGCAATAAACCCAGTATCGCTACCTTTACCTTTTTCTTTCCAATCAAAAGTAACAGGTCTTAATTTTTTTACAGTAGCTATCTGATTATCAGAAATATCTGATATATTTTCTTTGAGCCTTTCGTCAGATGTATCATTAAAATCTCCATTAATCTGACCTGCTGATGTTATTCTCATTCTTTCAGTAGAGCCACCCCCACCAGAACCATCTGGAGTAGTATAAAATACCATTTCACCAGCAGTATCATTTTCTGCCATTCCAGAACCACCTGCCTGAAAGTCAATCTTACCCATAATACTTGCATAATCAGCACCATCAAATCCACCAAATGCAATCGAACCTATAACATCACCAGTAGTTATAACAGTATTACTACCAACAGTATTATTTCTTGATTTCATAAAGTTAATACCACCATGTGTTCCATTGGTCGTTGAATAACTAAATACGTCTATACAAGGTGTTGCACCATGAAGTTGCAAATGTCCGCCACTACCTTTAACACCTTCATTGTCATCATTAATGCCATCAACTTTTGCACTATGACCCATAATAACAGCATCATTTCCTGCATCAACAAGCAACATATTTTCTTCGCCATTAGATTCAACTCTAAAATCTACATCTGCACTATCTTCATTAAATACTGCTCCACCTGCTACATTTAAAACACCTGCAACTGAAGTTGTAGATGCTATGCCTGCACCGATTGTTACATCAACTTCGCCATCTGTAGAGTGTTCTCCTTCAAGAACTAAGCCTGCTGTCAATGCTGTATCTGTTCCATCACTCTCTGCAACAAAGAAAGAAAGTTTACCTGCTTCGTCACTGTCATCAGCTTCTGAAACTTCACCAACTATTTTTGCAAAGGCTGTCTGATTTTGTCCTGAGTCATCACCAAAGAATGATATTGTTCCAAGATCATCTCCATCTGCACCTGCTGAACCTTTATCCATAACAAACCGCAACTCACCTGCTGTTGTGCCATTATGAGTATTTTTAATTTGCACAATCGGTTCATCAGTTGTGTTGTCAGTTATGATTAATGAGGGTGTTGTAATTGTTACAGAAGTATCAGCAGCCATGTTTAGCTGTCCATCACCAGATGAATTAATAAATATAGCACTGTCTCTTAGCTGTATTTTTTTATCTGTTGGTACACTTAAACCCAATGTAAAAGGTATCATGGCTGTCAAAGTCTGTGTTCCATCTTTGAGAATACAGGTTGTCAAACCAGTAGCGATACCATCAAACTCTGCATCAGTCCTGCTTGCAGATATTTTAATTCCTGCATCTCTGTCTGATGTCCAATCATGTACTCTTGAGAATGTTCCTGATGAAAACGGCATTAAATAGGCCCTCCTGGTAATATATGATAATTAGCACTGACAAAACTGATTGCCTGTGTACTAGATGATATTTTAAGTCTTAATGAAATTGATCTGCCCATCTTGTTTGTAACTTTTCGTCTTTGCGTTATGGCACTACCTTCAGCATCTGCCCAGTGTTCTTCATCCCACTCTGCCTCATCCCATGAAGCCAGATCAGTTGTGAATTGTGCAGGTGTAAGATCAAGCAGTGTGGTTGGTTCATGGTCAACAGCTACACCAAATGAAAAGCTTATATTACTCACAACACCTTCTAACATTGGTGCTACTGAAGAAAACTTTTTGAGACTGCCTCTGTCACCAAAATAATTAAATGAAGTTGCTACGTCACCGACAATCGCATCACTGCCATCAGCGTTGCCAGTTATCTTAAAAACTGTACCAGATGCACCACCAAAGAAAACATCATTGTTGAATTGACCCCAAACCCTTGCAGGTATGTTTTGAAACAGACACCAGGCGTTTATGATGGGGTTGAATACAAACTGATTAAATGGGTCTGAAGCATTTCCTGTGGGAAAGTTTATGAATATTTTATCGCCTTTAGGATCAATAAATATTTGCCACCCTGTTGATGTCCTTGTCTCTTTAACCTGTGCTATTACATCACCTCGTATTTTTTCGGATAATGCGACAGCCTGTGTTCCTATTCTGTCTCTGTTAAATACTTTTGATAAAGCAACAACACCTTCTGATGTTATGACAGCTACATCACCGCCAAACTTTGCTGCACCTCTTATCTCATTTACAGGCTCTGCAATTCTAAATGATCCATTGAGTGAAAAGCCAGAACTAGGATTGTCACCTGAATAAACTAGGACAATTCCTGAATCCATAATAAATGCTATAAGGTCATCTGTACCTTCACCACCATCTATTGTGAGCGTTTTGATCTGGATAAGGTTGCCGCCAATATCGTCAACAAGACCTAAATTGAAAACTGTAAAGTTACCTTGAAAGGTGTCTACTGTAGCTGAATAATAAAACTTCTGCTCATCACCTCTAAAATAATAAACTCTGTTTTTATGTACATGAACACCTTTGAGACTATCTGCACTTGTACTGTCTGATAATGTTATTGAGAGGTTTGACGCTGATGAACCATCCCATGCAAAAGGTGTATCAGTACCATTGACAAATAATGTTCTGCCATTAAATGCCGCTGTCTGAAACCTGCCATTTGATAAACCTGTTTTCTTTGATACAGCAGAGCCAGTATTTATTTGATATAATGTACCATTAGAACCAACTGCTAATAGTTGCCTATTACTTCCTGCATTGTGTTCAACCAGTGTTTCAACATCTCCTGATCCAATACCTGTGCAGAATGAACTAAAGCCATCTCTGAGAGTTATCTTGCCCACTGTGGGAAACATATTGGTCAACGTTATTGCATCAAGGGGCGGCATATTATCTACAGAGTCACGACTGTTTAATCCACCTACAGGTGCAGGAACTGATGTAGATTTTACCTTAAATCTATTTGCTGTTGAAACTGGTTGCAACATTAACTAAGGCCGTAATTACCATCAGATTGATATGGGCCTACAATAAGTTTTCTTGCGTCATCTAATTGCAGTACAGGTGATGAGCCGTTTCTTGCTACAGCCTGTCTTACTTCTAACTGATACTGCCTAAAGTCTTCTGCAAAATCTAACCCATGAGCCGCTTTGAAACGCCATGTTATACCCATTTCCATTGTTGTTTCATCAAGTATGCCTGTATCTGTATCTGCTGCCCACGCAGCCTGCCCACTCCCACCATTTGATTGACAGAACTGGTTTGATACATATTCGAAGCCAATAGTCTGTGTTGATGATGGTGTAGGGTCTAATTCAAACTTCAAAGCATTTGATGCAGCTTTGAGTCTAAACTTTTCAGTTGTGCCTGTAGTAGCCATACCATGATTGACTAGCTGATATTCTGCACTGCTTATAGGGCCAGTGAGTATATCATTATCTGATCTGTTGTATGATGTTTCTAATACAAGTCTGTCAAAATCACTTGGTAATGCATAAGCGGCTGTTCCATTTGATGTAGAAAATGTGTGTTCTTTTTTAAGTATTGCCCAATCAGACACACGCATCAACTGCTTACCTTCTCTCTGTGCAAGTGCTAATAACTGCCTTGCTATTGGGTCTGTGTTAGATATAACAGATGTTGGTCTTTCAAAACCTGTAAAATCAGCAACATTCTGGCACATACTCAAAATGGTCATTTTTTACTCTTCTTTTTTTTCTTCTGATTTTTTGGAAGTGGATTTATCTTTTTCGTCTGCTTTGACTTGTAATTTAGCAATTTCTTGCAAAGTGACGTAGATGTTACCCATGCTTTGCAATACTGTAGTTTTTGCACTAGCCAAATCTTTAAGTGTTTTAATACCTTTAAGTTCAAGCTCAATTCTATGATCCTCTGCTAATCCTGGTAAATTTACCTTTTTTGTAACTGGTTTTTTGTCTTTATTTTTTTGATACTCTGCCCACTCTTTAGGAAACCGCTGAATATCACTTGCTCTGACAGGTGTTTCTAAAATATCTTTTGTGTCTGTTACTGGTATTCTTGCGAAATCTCGCATCTCACCATTAAACATTTTTTTGTAAAACTGTACTTTCAATTTAAACTCCATAAAGTTAGTAAAAGAGGCAAGTTGCCCTGCCTCTCATAATTTTATTTAATAAGGAAACATACAGATGATTTCTTTATCCGAAGCATCACAAGCTATGGCACAGATATGGTCTGTAGCACTTGCAGCAACATCCAAAGTTCTATCCCCTGCTCCCGCAGGTGTTAAAGGGTCACCATCGCTGCCTGCAGTCAAAGCCGTTGACAAAGTTGCAGGGCCTCGAATTTGAATCCAACAATGACTTAGTGTTGGAACTGTAGTTTGAGCAATGCCTGCACCTATACCATCAGAAAAACTAACATCAAATGTTACAGCACTTCCCTCGTAGCGGTCTACATATTTGTGATAATAGCAAACATCACCTGCTTCCATATTTCCAAGTGTATTTATAGAATGAACATACTTGTATAACTTTGTCGGTTCTCCTATAACTGCTCCTAACTGACCCAAGCGAAAACCACTGCTGTATGGACTTGCAAAAGTCTTTGTTGGATCAATTCCTAATACTGGAATTATACTCATAGCCGTTTCCCTTTATCAGTCTGGAAATGTACAGATAATTTCCTTATCGGAGATGTCAGATGCAATAGCACAGACGTTATCAGTAGCCGCAGCACTGACATCTAATGTACCATCAGCAGAACCTGTGGGCGTTAATGGATCACCATCCGCCCCTGCGGTTAATGCAATAGTCAATGTAGCTGCTCCTCTAATCTGTATCCAACCAAATTGTCCATCAGTCATTACAGCTTGAAGAACACCTGCTCCAATCTCAACTGAGTCAGAGAGATCAGAAGTAACCTGGTTGTTCTTGTAGCCGTCTAATGTGTAGTAGTAAGCTACTTCACCTGCTACGGCTGCTGCTCCTGCTGAACCAGTGTCATACTGCACATACTTATAGACTTTACTTGGAGAGCCAACTACTGCACCATGCTGACCGAGTAAAAACTCAGCAGTGTCATGCACTTCAGTTGGGTCAATTCCTAATACTGGAATATAACTCATATTGCCCTCCTATGTATGTAAAACGCCTTGTAAGCTTCTGTTTGAGCAGGTTAAATTACCTGACCAAAACATTGGCACTACAGTGGCATCTTGGTTGATTGATTCCTTGGCATCACCTGGAACAAAGTCTCTTCCTGCCGCAGTTTCCAACCTCAAGTAGTTTGTATTAAGGAAGTACATTCTGCTTGCAGCACAGTTGCTGTCATAGACAACATCTGAATTAAGATACTTAACTGCTGTAAAGCCAAGATCGGCTAGTCTACTATCTGCAACTCTTTGCAGAGCCTGTAGAGTGGATAAATAAGTTGTGTAAGGTGTTGAACCTGCTACAACTAAGTCAGGTGCATCTGTGCCTCTAACAAGCTGAATATAAAGACCATTCATATCAGATTGTATGTTGGCTGTACTAAATGCACTACTAGTCGCTGTTGCCTGCTTGTTCTGAAAGAACGTGAAGGTAGAACTATTGATCCCTCCCACAGTCCCAGTGCCTGCATCAGCAACAACAAGCTGTAAGCCACCGATTTCTTTGGAACTACTACCTGTTCCATCAGAAAATATACTTGATGCCAAACTGTTTTCCATTGATCGCTCAAGGTTTCCAATTCTTGCTTCAAGTAGATTTATCAGTTGCTGTTCGCCACTGTTTTGTATTTGCTCTCGCCCAGAAATTGTTACATTTCCTGCAAGCTGTTTATATTCAAATACTGCCGCTGTTAATACATCACTTGGTGATGTGTCTAAAATTTCGTATCCATTGTAAAAGGACACTGTTGAATTATCAGCATACTCTAATTCACGAACAATGTCTCTACCAGTTACCTGTGTCAAATTTCCACGCTCTCTCATTCTGTTAAGTAGAGGATTGTGATTTGAAACGTTATCTGCAAGAGTCCTTGATCGGTTTCTCAGAGTTGTGGTGATAATTTCTGACAAATTTGGACTTGTCATAATTTACCCCTTTTGTAGTTGTTTCATTGAAAATTTAATTGTTTCGTTCAACGTCATACCACTTGGAACACCTGAATTACTTGGAGTACCGCTACCTTTGACATTTACCCTTTGCTGCTTTTTGGCCTTTTGGACTGCTTCGGCTTTCACCTCTTGCTTAGTCGTTTTCTTGACCTGCTCTTCAAGGACTTTTGACCTTGTTTCTGGGTTTGCATAAACAGCCATCTCATAGGCTGATGCAATATCTTTAGCAACACCAGAACTTATCAAACCTGACATCTGGTCTTGTACAGTTTCAAAATGTGGATGTTTTAAATGTCCATCTGCATCTTTTGCTGTTCTAAAGTTGTCAATCATAGTCTGCACTTCCTGCTTCTGCATATTCTGTGCTTGTAACTGTTGATTATTAATAGTGCCTTGCAACTGGGCAATCTGCTGTTGCATTGCTTTCATCTGAGGATCAGCGTATTCATCTTGTGTAGCTGTGTCATCATTGACTGCTGTTAGATCAACACCATAAGACTTTGCAAGCCATTTTATAGCCTGCTGTGGGTCTTCCCTCAAATACTTGTGTGCAGCCAACAACTGTCTTGTTGCGGCTACGTCATCCATGCCTGCCCTTTGAAAGTCATCTCTAAAAGGGCCGTAAATCTCATCTAACGCTTCATTGCGTTTTCTGTACTTTGCTATTTCCTGTGTTTTTTTTGTATAGTCACCTTCCATCGCTTTGTAACGATCCATGACCTGGTGCTGTACTTTTGCATCCCAAGAATTAAAAACTTCTTGTTCATCTTTAGGCCAGTGCTTAGGAGCAGATATTGCTTCTAATGCAGGTGCTTGTTCTTCTACCTGTTCTTTTTCAACTGCCTCTTCTGTCTGTTCTGGTTGCTCTTCTTCTGCCTGTACCTCTTGCATTGGCTCAGAAGGTAGTTCTGGCAGTTTATCATCACCCTTTACCGCTGCTTCCAATGTTTCTTTTAATGTGGGTGTTTTTGGCTCATCTGCTGTCTGAACTTCCTGTTCAGTGCTATCAATTACCTGTTGTTCCATTTTTTATTTGGCCTCCATTTGTTCCAAGTTCTACTAAATTATGTTGTTTTAAAAATTCTCTGTGCTGCCGTCTGCCAGTAATCCAACCTCTATTGACCATGTTCTGATAAGGTTCAATATCACTTATTAACTGTAGGCGTTTTTCCATGATGGTTTTCTTTTCTACAAGTTCACCATTCTGCATGACGTATGTTTTACGCATTAAAATCCATACCCCCCTCTTGTAAATCTTTTGTTTTCTTTTTTGATGTCATCAACTTGTTTTCTTGCCTTTGCCTGTGCTGCTCTATTCTTTTCAGCTTCTTCACTTCTCTGATCTTTTTCTTTCTGTTTTGCAGCAGCAACTGCATTTGCAATGACTTCTTTTAAAGGTACAGATTTTGGCTTAGGTGCAGGTGTTGGTCTTTTTGCTGTTACAGTACCGCCTTCTTTGGCTGTAACAGTGCCACCACGTTTTGCAGTTACTGAACCCTCTTCTTTTGGTGTAATAGGGCCTTTAGCAAACATATCATCTAATCTGTTTTGCAATTCAAGTTGCGTTTGAATATCAACCTCTTTGCTACCAAAACTATTAGGTTGCAGTTCTGTAAACTCTTCTGGTGAAACTGTACCTAATGCCTCTGCAAGGTTCTTCTGAAATACCTCATCTGGCTTAAATGACCCTGTTGCCATGCCAATAGCACTTCCAAACAATCCAACAGGTTGTCCACCATACTTGCCGCCAGATGTAAAACTGTCAGCTAGTGACATTGTACCTGGCTCACCGAATGGTGTACCATCTAACTCTTTTGCAAATACATACCAATCATTGCCTGTCCATTTTGCACTTGGTTTAAGACCTGCTGCTCTTAAGGCATCGAACTCTCTTTGGTGCTGTGTATTCCATCCTTTTGGTGCGTTATCACTAACTGTTGTCCCCCCAAACAAACCATCAGTAAGAGATAAATCAGAGAGATCATCAAAAGATAGATTATCGCCCTCATTAACATCCATACCTTGGAAAAAACTTTGCGTTCCACTGTCTTTTACCTCCTCAAATGTTGGTTGGTTCAATTCAGTTGCATCTTCAATTATTTCTTCAGTTTCATCAGCAAGGTTTCTACTACTCAATAAATCAACAAGTGTACCCTGAGCATACCCTCTGGGAGCATAAAGGTTTCCTTGCCCAGAGTACTTGTAATAAGGCAGCATTGGTGCTTGTGGAAAAAACTCAGTCATTATCCTGCCACCAATTTTGCTTTTTCAATTTCAAGTTT